GGGGGGTATACCCGGCTTTTATCCCACTTCGCGCCCAGCTCATGCACTTATAGACGCGCCGACGATTTTTCAACTCGTCGTATTGTGCCAAGAATAGTTCAGATCGCTCGAGGATCTCCATGCACATTTTACTTGTACTCCACTGAGAATGACCTACGCTGGCTTGTTAGATCATTGACAATATTCTGAGCTGTGGGCAGATCAAGACTTTCATATAGCTGAAATAGCGCGCCATCTGCTTCGTATATTTTGATGCATGCGCGCTTATCTCTATAGGTATCCAAGCTGTCTTCAAAGACCCATCTGCGAACGCCATTTGGCCCTTCAATGAGGTAGCTCACAACCGCATCCTTAACTTCGAAAGGCGTTGATGGATCGGGATTATATGAAACCTTATCGCCGACTTTGAATTTCATACCCATTTACCTGTGTAGAAGTATCTAAAAGCGCGCTCAGCTGTCCAATCACCTTTCAGCACTTTCTTCCAGCTGGGGTGCATTGGGCAAGCCCTGGCTGGCTTATGGGTCACTTTTGAGTAACCCATATCTTTGGGCGCGGCCAGGAGAGATTGAATCTCATCGTCGTTGTAGTACTGAATCCCGGCTTCAATGTACCGCCAGTCTTCAAACTTAAACGCATCACGTAGTTCTACGGAGCGATTGAAGAAGCCGGCATGTCGAGCCGCATCGGCTGTTTCAAAAGGGCCATAGATGGTTACTCTTTTACCGACCTGCCGAGAGATTACATAAGGTTTTTCCATCGCCGCGCTTCCTCTTCAGTTGCTCGCAGTGTGATCGCAGTTAAGACGTTTGTCAACGGATGTATAGCTAATATTTACGCCCCGGCTTGGGGTTAACGAGAACCCACATTTTGCTCCACCAATTCCAGCGATAACGCGGTTTCACATCTTCCTCCATCGCTTCCATTTGGGGTCGAAACTATAGCCGGCGGCCTGGAGACAGGCGAGGGCTTGCTGCCATTCTTCTGCGGTGGGCTTAAGCGCACTGTTATGGCGCTGAAACTCGTAGGTGGTGAATACAGAGCCGGGGAAGGTGTAAACGCCTGTTATAGAGGCGGGAAAGCGGCCACACGCATCTGCTTTGGCATAGCGATGTGAACCAGGAATTTTGTGCACTCCACGGCGCTTTAATTCGAGCTTCGCCCACCCTACATTTACTTGCGAATGCTCCATTTTATTGAAGTCGAGGAACTCTAAGAATGAAAAAGATCCTTTGGGGATTTTGATGTAATTTGGCTGTTTCACAGGCGTATCACTGCTTGGCGGAGCGGGCGCACGGCGAGCCAGTTTTTGAGACCAATACAAGCCATCCATTCGGGGAACGAGCCCATGTGCACGCATTCGTTTATGCCATCCAGGCAGCTCTTCACGGGGCCGAGGGGGAGAAAGACCTGGAAAGTGGTGGGCAATAAATTTATCTACAGTCCAAATGCCACTATCTTTAAATCTTTCTTTTATGTTTGCGCGTTCGTTATCTGAAAGATTGGGCTCGTAAATCCAAAACTCTTTACGCCCTTGAATCCTCGACTTGATATAGTTGTTTTCTGTAAGCCACTGACGTGTCGCATGAAATTGATGGTTTGTAGGGGTTTCCGTGCCTCGCATTCGAAGTAATTCAGTTAACTCGAACTCACCGTGCTGTGGGAGCGCAAGTAATTGAATCGGCTTCAACATTACATTGCGCGCACGCTTTCTATTACGTTCTATTTTCATAAGTGATTGATTTCGCTATTAAACTATTAGTAATGGAACTCAGCTTAGATATTACTATAAACGTGAGAAAAATGGGTGTGAATATTTATATAGAATGTTGGCGGTTTTCTAAGCCTACTTCTATTACTCCGCAAGCGGTTGATTCCTGGGCCTTTAATTAACTCGGAACTTAATACCATCGGTGTATTGGGTGTAATTTTTAATCTGCATCAGTTACTTACGATTTTAATAAGCTGATGGTCTTAAGTTTCTGCCAAATGCCTGTATCAACCTACTAAAAGGCGGGGTGAGGCAACTCCCGCGCGCCACTTTCCATAAAATCTCGCGCTCGATCACTTCACATAATACGTTCTCATTGTTTCACCATTGATTCAATATTGCGTGAAAATATTATGTCAAATCGCAAATAGCTGAAACTCCAAATAAAAATTTCGGACTTCGCATAACGGCCTTTATGTAAAATTGCGAATAGCTGGATTATGTCAAGCGGGGAGGTCGAGTTCCGATCTTATGTAAAATTTGGCCCCCACCCAGGCACTTTCCAGACGCGCGAAAAAGCTAATCCCCTCCCACCCCCATATTATTTTCCGTTTTCACTTGATCGCAGTACGAACGCAATGGATTGATTCTTGCAGTCCCGAAAAGTGCAAACTGTAATTTTTGTTGCTGTTAGTTTTGTGAACGCGGTATGATCGCGGTAAGGGGGAGTTTTGTGCGGATGTTTATGTGGGAAGAAGGAAAAATAATTGTTTTTGTGGATACGGAGGAACGGGCTAGAAAGCTATTAGAGGAGTACAGCGAATCGGTTCCAGAAGAAAAGCCTTATGTGTGCGATTGCGATTCTGGTGATGAACTCGTTTTAATTAAGAAGGAGCAGAAATGAAAAAGCGCAGGCCTCAAACCAAGGTTATTCGACGTGTAATGGAGTGGCTCGAGCAGGAGACACCGTTTAGCGTTTACGGCCCTTACCTCACTGACCAGGGTAAAGTGGCTTCCTATAAGAACTACTCTTCGAAGGAAGTGGAGGATATGATCTGGCTTGCTCAGAACATCAACAAGCTAGATGAGGTTTAGCTGTCTCTGCTCTCCCAGCATATCGGGCTGCTCGAAAGGGCAGCCCGGCCAAAATCCGTTAGCCTTCCTCTCGTTTTCCCGACGTGCCATGAGCTGTAGATTCCAAGGCACATGGAGCCCACAGACGAGTGGATTGGAGAGAGGGACAATGTGATCGACCGTCTGCCCATGACGCTTCGCTAGGCGGTATATGCGTTTGATCTCGGTGCATTGCTCTGAAGTCAGCCATTTAGGGGTAGCCCTAAAGAGTTTGCTGTAATAGAGCAGAAGCTTCCGCTGCGAGGCCGTCCGTTGTTCCCGAGGAATCGCTGCAATCGCTTCGATGTGTCGAACGCGGGACGGCCTAAAAGGCATGCTCATTCAGAGTACCGTCCTTTCTCAGACTCCCGAGCCGTCTCCATCTTCTCTCCGATTGCCTTGAGCGCATCATCCTTGCAGATCTTATGCACTCGCATCTGCCGTCCCTCGTAGAGAACGTACTCGAAGTAGGGTCTAACAAGTTTTCCGCCGCATTGCCAGCATTTATCCCTCATTTAAGGTTCTCCTAGGAAAAACACGATATCCCTATATAGGAAGTGAACTCTCGGCTCCGATTCCCGTACGAATCGATACTGTGCCGGCATCTTGGATATGAAAAATGACCAAACGGGAGCGGGCAGCTCTACTTTGTTGATTCTCTTTGAGATCAAGAATCGTGTAAGATCGTGTAGAGTAAGAGCAATATGTGAATTTTCACTTTGCGTGATCACAACCGGCACAGTAGCCTCCATTGAAATGATCCAGTAACCGCGTCCCCATCCGGTGCGGTTGCCAATAAATTCCGTTGCAATAGCAATTACGTTTTCTGTTTCTGGCTCGAGTGGAGCTGACGAATCGATTCCTCCAGCCACCCGCGTAGTACTCGTTGATTTTCCGCAGCGTTTTTTTCGATTTGAGCTTTCTTTTCTGTGAGCGCATGGAAATGGGGAATGCACATTACGTGGACATACACGTCACTGATGACGCACCCGCAGGGAAGCTCTATTGTCGGTTTCATAGCTTCGAGTACCACGGACCTTTTCCGCACTTCGGACACTTGTGTGCATCCCTGAATGCCTTTTCCGAAAAGGCGGGAATACGGTCGGGGTGAGTCCATTGATGCCCACAGCCGAAAGGAACAGACCCAAAGACAGTTTGACCGCATTTGTGCGTGTGAGTGTTCATGAGTCCATCCCCCGAAGGCGCATCTTTTCGGCGTAATCCTGTGCTTCGGTCCATTTGGTCTTTACGGTCATCGCGGCTGCGCGGAGGAACTTCACGATGACAGACGTTTCGTGAATATTCGAGCAGACGATGTGATCGCCCTTACGTCCGGCGGGCACGACCATCAGAACGAACGCCATTCGCTCCCCGGCGGCCTCTGCAAGGGCTTTGTCGAGCGCTTCTCGGATCGGCGCTATCCGTACAGCCAGCTTGTCTTCTGCTTTCATGTGATCCCATCCCAAATCTTTGGTATGAACCGGGATTTTTCCTCGATAAGTTTTCGAAATTCCTCATTTACAACGTAGCGAGCGTGCCCAGAAGCAGCTAAAGCCAATCTTTGGCAGTCTTTTTCGCTCAATTGGTAGTGAATGCGGCCCCAAATATTGACTTTTGGCACGCTTCTCATCTTTTGGTGGATTCGTTGTCTCATGCGATCATACTGCGCTCAAAATTGCATGGTCGTCAAGCCTCCGTTATCCTTTTTACATGGACCTCGTGCCTAAAGAGACACAATTTCAAGAGATTCTGGATGACTATCACCGGGATCTCATGCCGTTTATGTCCGAAGCAGCGATGGAGTGCTTTGCGATCAACAAAGCACCGAAGCAAAAGAGCCGGAATGCTCGATTGCTCGATGCGCTTCAGGAAACCTTCGAGCTAATCGGGGGTGTGCCGCGAATGGCACTCTGGGCGGACGGTCATCCGGGTGAGTTCTACAAACTGTTCGGAAAACAGATCCCCGGCATGGTTCAGCAGATGAATTTCAACGGCCCAACACAAATAAACATTCAGCCAGCACTGCCAAGGAGTCCGTTAGATGGACCAGACGAACCGATTGAGCACGAAGGAACTTAATCAGCTCTTAGATGAGCTAAGGGGAGCACATGCCCAAAGCGCTAGAAAGGGAATTGAAGAAGGAAGCCGCAGCCAAGGGGCTGAAGGGCGATCGGAAGGATGCGTATGTATACGGCACTCTTCGGAAAACGGGGTGGACGCCAGCGCATCAAAAGGCAGCAGCTAAGCTGATTCGAGGGAGGTGATTTCAATGATCGATCCATTGTTAGCATTACTTAAGAGGTTGTTTCGATGACGCCAGAAGAGACGATTAAATCAGAGATTCGTAGCGAATTAATTGCTCGGATTATGAGCTACGACAATCAGATCGAAGTACTTAAGAAGGCACCCGAGGCTATTAAGGATTTGGAAGCTTTGAAAGCAGCAGCGGAAGCTGAGTTAAAGAACTACCCAGAGTCTAAGTGAGTGACGTTCAAACCGTGCGGCTCAAATATGAGCCGCGCGCCCCTTTCATACCGTTCCATGATCGGCATCAACAATATGCTGCGTTAGTTTGTCATCGCCGAGCGGGCAAGACTGTCGCGGCGATCAATGAAGCCGTTGCTCGGGCGATTTATAACAAGAAAAAGAGACCAAGATACGCCTACATCGCACCCGAGCGTGCCCAGGCGAAGAAAGTCGCTTGGGAATACGTTAAAGAATACACCGCAGGACTTGAGAAAAAGAAGCCATCAGAATCTGAGCTAACCGTCAGGATGGCTCATAACGACGCTACGATCGAGTTATTCGGCGCCGATGGTCCCAATGCGGATTCGCTGCGCGGTAACTACTTTGACGGCGCGATCGTTGACGAGTACGGCGATATGAAGCCGTCCGTCTGGATCAAGATCATCATGCCGACGCTCACCGACCGTAATGGGTGGGTTGTCTTCATCGGCACATACAAGGGTAAGAATCACTTTTACCGAATGTGCCGAAACTACCAAGGGCTCGACTTATCGGATGAGATTGATCCGGTAGAGTTTAAATCTAAGCGCTTTTTCATGCTGTTGCGAGCGGACCAGTCGGGGATTATCTCGGCTGAGAAACTCGCTGAGCTGAAAATGGCGGCTATCGCCGAAGGCGATGAGGACGGCTTTCGGCAGGAGTATCTCTGTGATCCCGACGCAGCGATCAAAGGAACTTACTACGCGTCGATCATTTCCCAGCTCGAGGGGAAGGGTCGGATTTACTCCGATCTCGCAGCTTTTGACCCCGATCAGGAAGTGGAGTGCGTATTCGACATTGGTCGCACGGACGGCACCGCATGCTGGTTCTGGCAGCGGCGCCCAGGAGGGATTGCGATCATCGACTACTTCTCAATGGAGGGGAAGGGATGTGAGGAGGCGTTTGCTGAGTTGAACGGCCGGGCGGAGAAGGCCGAACGTCGTAAAAATTACCGATATCGCAAAATTCACCTCCCCCACGATGCAAAAGCGAAGACTTTTGCCACTCGTAGGAGCACAATCGAGCAGTTTTTACAGGAATATGGATCGAGCGTAGTGTCCATCGTGCCACGGCTGGATCTAGTGGACGGCATTGCGGCAACCCGTAAAGTTTTGCCGATGTGCTGGTTCCATAAGAGCACGATGGATGGGGTCGAAGGGCTTCGGGCTTACCAAAGAGACTGGGATGAAGACAACAAATGTTTCAAGGACACTCCCAAGCACAACTGGGCGTCGCACCCGGCAGATAGCTTTCGTTATTTGTCTCTCGTTGCTGATGGAATCACGACGGAAGACAAGCCTGAAGAAAAGAGGATTATCGTCCCTTCTGGAGGGACACTCAATGAGTTGTTTGAACAGCACGAGCGGAGAATGCGGATGCTTCGGAGGCGAGGGTAATGCTAGCTCCAGGAATGACGATTAATGCGACGAATCAGGTACAAGTGAATCGAGCGTTAGCGAATACGAGTGACTTCATCAATGAAGGCTTCGGTTTTAAAAACAATGGTGATCTCTGCATTGACGAGAATGCTCCGGTCGGGTCTTTTTTCGTCAATGGTTTTCGGGTTAACAGCTCTGGCTGTATTTATGCGGTCGTTGGCACTGATCCTAGCGATAATTGGCATTCTGGTTTGCGCCGCAGTGCTGCTGGTCAGCTCGTTATTGAAAACGCTGTCGGAACTGCGTTTGTAAACGGCAATCCTCTCACTTCTAACGGTCTTTTTGCGGTCAACACATGAACCAGCACGGTTTTAATGAAGAGAAAGAACCTACAACGCCCGTTGAGTGGCATAAGTATTGGGCTGATCAGCTCGAGAACGCCAAGACGACGAGCTATAACAAGTACATTCGTCGGGGTAAGAAGGTCGATCGTAAGTTTCGCGATGATCGGCGCGAGCGAGAGGACAAAGGCGAGGAGTATGACAAGCTCGCTTCTCGGTTGAATCTTTTCAACTCGAATATCACCATGCTCATGAGTATGTTGTATGGGAAAATTCCTCGCGTAGAAGTATCTCGTCGATTTGCTGACTCTGAGGACGACGTTTCTCGAGTCGCCGGTTTAATTCTCACCCGTATGCTCAATCAAGATATTGAGGTTGCGGGCGAGGATATGGCTTCTGTTTTTCGCAATTCTCTTCAGGACCGTTTGATTCCTGGCTTCGGCAGTGCTCGGGTACAGTACCAGTATGAAAAGAAAGAAATCGTAACCCCTGCGATTACGATGACAGATGAGAACGGCGAAGAAATCGAGCTAGCGCCTGAGGTAGTCGAGGAAAAGATTTCTAACGAGTGGACAGACATTCTGTATACCCATTGGGAAGACGAGCTTTGGTCCCCGGCTCGTATTTATTCTGAGATTTGGTGGAGGTCATTTCGCAGTTACCTCACAGAGAGGGAGTTGAAAAAGCGATTTCCCGATGCTCCCACAGAGAGCATTGCATTTACATCATCAGGGCCATTGCCGAAGGATGGCAGTCAGAAGGTACCGAAGAACAAAGCTGAAGTTTGGGAAATTTGGGATAAATCTCGCAGGATGGTGTTTTGGTGGGTTGAAGGTGCCGGTACTATTCTGGATATGCAGGAAGATCCCCTTGAGCTTGAGGGGTTTTTTCCATCTCCACCGCCAATGGCTGCAAATCTTACGACCTCGCAGTTTTTGCCGAAGTCGGACTATGACATTGCCGCTGATCTTTATCTTCAAATTGATGAGCTTGAAGCACGTATTGCTCTTCTAACTGAGGCATGTAAGTGCGTCGGTGTCTATGACAAATCAAGCAACGAGATTAAGCGCATCTTCAATGAGGGCGTAGAGAACGATCTTATCCCCGTTGAGAATTGGGCGAAGTTCAAAGAAGGTGGTGGTGTTGCGGGCGCTATTGAATGGGTGCCTATTAAAGAGGTTGCTGAAGTCATTACGATCTTGACAGCTCAGCAGGCTCAGAAAATTCAGCAGCTCCAGCAGATTACAGGTATGTCCGATGTGATGCGTGGCGCCGCATCGGCCCGTACGGAGCGGGTGAGCGCTACGGCAGACAAGCTCGAGACTCAGTTTGGCTCAATTCGAATCGAGGCACTGCAAAACGAATTTGCGCGGTGGGTGACAGATACTCAGTCACTTAAAGTCGAAATTATTTCTAAGATCTACCAGCCCTACTGCATTCGACAGCAGTCGAACATTGACTTGACTCCGGATGCTAAGACTCCGGGGTTAATCGACGCTGCGATTCAGCTTATTAAAGATTGTGAGCAAGCGAAATGGCGCATCGTAGTCCGTCCTGAAACACTCGCTATTGCGGACTATGCTCAGCTTAAGCAGGATCGTTCGGACTTCCTCTTTGGTCTTGCACAATTTATGCAATCGGCGGCGCCATTACTTCAGTTGTCGCCCATGGCACTTCCAACGCTGATGGAGCTTTTGAAATGGTTCTTGGCCGGGTTCCGTGGGTCGAATGAAGTTGAAGGCATTTTGGATGCGGCGATTGCGAAGTTTGAGAAGCAACCTCCTAAGCAAGATAAGCCTGACCCGGCTGTGGAAAAAGCCAAGGCGGAAATGCAGCTTAAGCAACAGGAACACCAACAAAAGATGCAGCAGAATCAGCAAGAGTTCCAAGCTGAGCTAGCAATGCGTCGACAGGAAATGCAGCAGGATCAGCAATTGTTTGTTCAACAGCTTGCCCAGCAACGAGAGGAACACATGCTTGAGATGAGGAAGCTGCAGGGGGAACTCATCGCTGCATTTAAAGAGCAGCAAGCTCAATTTGCATTTAATACAGCCGAGCGGGATCATGACCTTAAGATTCAGAAAGAAGAGGCCCGGATAAAGAAGGAGAGCGCTAGTGAGGCGTAGATATCGGTACAATTCTGAAACGAAGGAAATGGAAGAAGTTGGACAAGAATCTCGTGCCCAATCTCCCCTCGTCATGGGAGATATTGAACCGTTTGTATCCCCCATTGATGGGGCCATTATTAGCTCGCGGCCACATCTCCGGGAACACATGCGAAAGCACGGAGTCACGCATTCTTCCGATTTCGACTCTCCCGGTGGATTCTGGGACAAGAAACGACAAGCGCGTGCTGACTATCTCGCCGGGAAAACAAACCCAGATAGCAAGCAACGCAGACAGCAACTAGCCGAATCATTCGAAATTCTTAGAAACAAATCGAGGTATTCAAGTGGCTGACCGACGGGAACAATTGTTAGATGCTTTTAAGGAGCACGAAGAGACAGATGAAGAAGCCGGCGAAGGTGCTGGAGAAGGCGAAGTATCGCTGGAAGCAGATGCCGACAGTGATACTGACATCGAGAAACGAGTTTTGGAATCCAAAGAGGAAACCAAGACCGATGACGAAGAGTCAGGAAAAGAAGCTGGCAAAGAAAATGCTAAGCGTTTGGAGAAAGATGGCGAAAATAAATCGGGAAAATCCGGTGATAACGCTATATCACGGGTACGACCTGATAAAAATCCCGCAAAGAAGGACAACGCCGCTCAAAAAGATCTCGAGCAGCAAGAGAAGCTAGCGGCTGAAGCAGGAGAAGCGCCGAAGTCATGGCGCCCTAAAAATAGAGAGCTTTGGACGAAGCTTCCCGCTGAAGCGCGTGAAGAGATCAATAAGCGTGAGGGAGAGATCACAAAGTTCATCTCTCAGCATGGCACAGCTATTCAGCACAAACAGCAGTTTGACGAGCTTGTACAGCCGTTTATGCCGTTCATCGCAGCTCAGCAGTCGACACCATTTAAAGCGTTTCATGGGTTGATGACTACGGCGGCCCGACTGACGACGGGGGCGATGCACCAGAAAGCTCAGGTGATCTCTGAGATCATTCAGAATTACGGGATTGATCTTAGAGTTTTGGACGAAGTTTTAGCTGGTCAACAGTCAGGAAGACAACCGAATCAGCAGCAACAATCGTATCCTGATAGCCGACCTCCCGCATGGGCTCAGCCCATGTTCAATTTTATGACTGAGGTACAGCAATCACGACAACAACGCGCGAAGAAGGTAGAGGAAGATGCGGCTCGAGAGATCGCTGAGTTTGAGAAAAAGCCGTTCTACTCTGATCTGAAAGACGACATAGGCTTTCTGATGTCTCATGCTGCTGAGAGAGGTCAGCTCATGACTATGGAACAGGCTTATCAGAAAGCCCGGAAAATGAACTCTGAAGTCGACGCGATTTTAACTCAGCGGGAAAAAGCTGCTGAGGCTAAAAAGAACGGGAATTCGGTTGAGCGATCGCAAAGAGCCGCGTCGTCTGTTCGAGGGGCTCCATCTGGGAGTGCATCTTCTGGCAATGCGGCTAAAAACAATGGGGCTACGGATAGGCGATCGCAGTTAATGGAGGCCTATAAGACTTTACAAAATGATTAGAGGTTGATAGCTTTAGCTTCGCTAAGGTTCTCCATCCTTTACGCTTCGCGTTCCTCACCCAGAAGGGCGGAACTCTCAAAGCAGAAACGGTAAGAACGGCAATAGTCGTTAAAAACGTTTTATCTTTAGGAGTTTCGCCCTAATGGCATTCCCAAATGTCTCTGACATTGTGGCTACGACCATTCAAAATCGGTCGGGCCAAATCGCTGACAACGTTACCAAAAACAACGCCGCATTGATGAAGCTCGGGAAGCGCGGCAATGTCCGCCCCTTCTCGGGTGGTAACGTCATTTTCGAGGAAATGAGTTTCGCCGAAAACGGTAATGCGGGTTACTACAGCGGTTATGACTTGCTCCCGGTTGCAGCGCAGGACGTTTTGACAGCTGCTGAGTACCAAATCAAACAGGCCGCAGTGCCTGTGACGGTATCCGGTCTCGAAATGCTGCAGAACGCGGGCAAAGAGAAAGTCATCGATCTGATGGACGGCCGCATGGGTGTTGCGGAGTCTTCAATCGAGAATCTGCTTGCTGGTGGTGTGTATGCAGACGGTACGGGCTTCGGTGGTAAGGAAGTCACTGGTCTGAATGCAGCGGTGCCTGTTGTTCCGTCAACTGGTACTTACGGCGGCATCGATCGTGCCACCTGGACTTTCTGGCGCAATCAGTCTGTGAATTTGGGCGGTGCTACGGTTACCGCTGCAAATATCCAAAGCTACATGAATGGGCTCTGGGCACGACTCGTTCGCGGCCGAGATCACCCTGACTTGATTCTGGCGGACGCCAATTTCTGGAACCTCTACATTGCGAGCTTGCAGGCTCAACAGCGCTTTACACAGGCGGATATCGGCGATCTAGGATTCCCGACCGTCAAGTACATGGGTGTGGACTTCGTGCTGGATGGCGGTATCGGTGGATTCTGCCCGGCCAATACGCTGTTCATGCTGAACACGAAGTACATCTTTTGGCGGCCACACAGTGACCGAAATATGGTTCCGCTGTCGCCTAATAAGCGATATGCGATCAACCAGGATGCCGAAGTGCAAATCATCGGCTGGGCGGGCAACCTGACTACGTCAGGTGCTCAGTTCCAAGGTCGGCTGGACGACAACGCCTAATTTGAAGGGCCCGCTAAACGGGCCCTTCTGGAGACTGAAATATGTTTTTATTTGACAATCCTCAGTACGCCGGATACCCACCGATTGAGAATGTGGTGCCGGTTCCGGCTACGCTGCGCGACATTCCGATTAGTCCGGGGTTCATTGCGACGGCGCAGGATCCTGTCTGGGGCCCTGGTGAGTTTATTTTCGCCCGTGCCGGCGGTGCGATTCGTTTGCGTGGTGGGTGCGTATTGCTGCCTGTTTGGGACGCTACCAACAAGGTATTCACCTACAACATGACGGAGTGGCCGGCCACAGCGGGTATTGGCCGACCTCTTTATGTGTATGTAGGCAATACTGCTCTGACGACAGGCCAGTATGGCTGGTTCCAGATGTCGGGTCGTTCTCCGGTTCAGGGCAATGCAGCTGGGGCGGCTGGCAACCTTGTTGGCCATGCAGCTACAGGCATTGCTGACGTAGACAATACGCTGGCAGCGGGCGCTCAGATTCTGAATGCCATTGTGATTACACCCGCATCGCAGACGGTTACAGCTCAAGCTGTGAGTGGCGTATCCGGTGATACCCGCATTTTCCTTTCGAACACAATGGGATTTTTCCCCGGCGTGTATGTTTCGGGTACGGGTGTGGGCGCGGCTGCGATCTGCAGTTTCGTCGATCCTTTGGGGCGGTACATTGATGTCACTGTGGCGAACAGCGCAGCGGTATCAGGCACCATTACGGCGACTTACAATAATGGTGCGATCTTCTATCCCGTTATTGAGTTCAACCGTATGGGTGCTCAGGGCCAGATTCTCTAATGAACGAAGGGCGGGGAAACCCGCCCTTTTGGAGGTTGATTTCTAATGGCCGTCACTCTTACTGCATTCGCTACGCTAGTACGTAATGCTACGCCAGCTAACGTAGCTGGCCAAATTCCAGGATCAACAGCAGCACAAATTACTGCTTTGGGTAATCTGCTGACTGTTCTTGCTGCACGCCCAGATTTGGCTTTGCCGCTTTATCAATTGAGCGGCACCGCAAAGAACGAGTTCACCACAGGATGATTACGTGCTTCCTCCATTCTCAGGGACGAGTGCATCTATCGCACTAGCTACGAGCACATCTTCAGCAAGTGTTACCATCGCACAAGGAAGTGCGAAGCAGATTAGAATTTTTAATGACAGTGCTTCGGTACTGTATTGGAAGGTAGGTAAGGCACCACTAACCGTAGTGGGCACAGATACGTTCATGGGGCCCGGTGCCACTGAAGTCTTTTCTATCCCACCGGGCTCGGACACTTTCGCTGCAGCCGTCGTAGCCGGTACTGGAACTGCATACGCACAATGCGGGGATGGCGTGTAATGGCTTTTCGAGCGTACTCCCCGCCGATCCCCACAGGCCCTAGAACAACAGCCACGCCATCTGGGTCGCCCTATACGTATCAGAACACAAGCGGTCGGCGCCAGCTTGTCGTTGTTCGTGGCGGTACGGTGACTACCATTTCATTTTCGAGAGACGGAATTATATTCGACAATGTTGACCTATTGTCGGGTGAATTTTACTTGAACCCCAATGATATGCTAAGAATAGCCTACGTTTTAGCTCCTACAGTGGCCATTTACCCAATATAAGGATTCAAAGTGCTCCAAGAAGCTACATTTGAGATGACAGCTACCGCATTTCAGAAGGAAAAAGAAGCAGATAAAGCGCTCTATGTTCAGTTCTACCCAGATGTCATAGACGACGTGGAGGAAACAGAAAAGCAAGCTCGACTGATCTGTCGAGAAGTTGATTTTGTGATGATCATGGTGCCGGGCGATAAGTTTTCGATCATTCGCCGGCCAGTACAGGAACGGGACAAACAGCGGTTCTCTGATCGATATCAGGCGTTCAAAGCCGGTAGAAGTCAGGAAACTGCTTCAGGTACTCCTCTTAAAGTGGTGTCGTGGCTGACTAAGTCTCAGGTTCGAGAGCTTGAGTTCTTAGGCTGCCATACGCTCGAGAATCTGGCCGGGATGCCGGACAGCACAGCAGACAAGTTCCTTCAAGTTAAAAAGCTCAAGCAGTTAGCGAAGGATGCGATTCAGGCAGCAAAGGATTCTGCACCTCTAGTGTCCTTGCGGAATGAGATTGACAAAAAGGACCTGGAGCTTGCTGAGCTGAAGCGAATTCAAGGTGAATTGATCACTCAAGTTCAGCAACTTCAAAATGCTGTGATGAACCAAGCTGTCAATCACGCACCGCAAGCTCGTGCAGCTTCAAAATAACAATTACGACAATTTCGAGGCTATCGTCGATTTGTTGGATGCAACAGCGACGATAGCCGTGTTGTATTTCATTGACACATCAATTAACAAAGTTTCCGAAGCTTGGGCCATAATCAACGACGCTAACTTGGCTGTGGTAGGGAAGTTTGGCAATCAAGGGCCTACTCAAGCAACGTTCTTGGTAGACTTTCCATTAGCCGTACAGGTATCAACAACAATAGGCGTCACGGAGTCGTAGACAATGGCCCGATACGATACTGCTGGGAACATTATCAACCGCGCTGCTGCTGAGTGTGGTATTACGCCTGTCACAGATCCTTTTCTAAGCGCAGATTCAGCATTCAAGGAGCTTGTTCAGCTTCTTATCTCTGCCGGCCAAGAAATGTTGGCTTTGTTTGAATGGAACAAGCTCAATAGAAAATTCGAGATCACTTTTGGCACCACTCCTGCGAATCCCATTGGCACGGGCAAGTTTGACCTACCCAATGACTTTGGATGGATTATCGACCAGACAGGATGGAGCTTGAGTGAAAGACTTCCCTTGGGCGGTCCGATGACGGCTCAAGATTACGCCTATCTCGTTAATACGAACCTAGCGAATTCGACTGTGTTCGTAACCTTCCGGCAGAATGAAGGTCAGTTTTGGGTGTTGCCTGATCCACCTCCAGACGGGCAGCAGATCAATTGTGAGTACATCTCACGAAATTGGGTTCAGCCAACAGGCACGACTAGCGCAGATGATCGGACTGATGCGCCCACAGAGTTTGGTGATGTTGTGCTGTATGAGCCTATTTTGATCATAAAGTTTTTAAAGGTTCGGTTCCAAGAAGCTAAGGGGTTCGATACAACGGCTTCAATTGGCCAGTTTTTGACTCAGTTCCAGTCGTGGACGGGAAAGGATGCTTCGGCGCCCGTGCTGCGTATGGCTCGCTCGCGTCTATTTCCTTACTTGGGGTATCGTAATATCCCCGAGACAGGGTATGGTTCTCCCTAATGCCGTTTCCAATCAGCGGAAAAAGAGGCATGCGCCAAGCGCGCATGCTACAGCCATCGCCTCAGAATACTGAGAGTGACAAAATACCAGCACCGATTGCTGGTATCAACGCTGTATCGAATATTGCGGAGATGGGCCCAAACGATGCGGTCTTTCTCTACAACCTGATCCCGAGTCAGTATGGCTGTAAGGTTCGAACGGGATGGGCTGAGTGGTGCACGAATGTCGGAACAGGCGGCATTAAAACCATCATCCCGTTCAAGGGTTCTATTGCGGTAGAAGACAGACTGTTTGCTTGTGCTGGCAATGGGATTTATGAGGTTTCTGCAACCTCGTCATCTCCTACTCTCGTAGAAACCTTCCCCATCTCAGATGCTACATCCGGTTACGGGATGTTCATCAATTTTGGGACTATTGCAGGGAAATTCGCGCTATATACGGATGAATCTAACGGGTACTACATTTGGGATGAGCTGACTGATAACTGGACAAAAGTAGCTGCAGGCACCGCTGCTGGTGAGATTGACGGGGTAGACCCCGCTGAATTGGTAGGTGTGGCGGAGTACAAAAGCCGAGTTTGGTTTGTTCGGAAAAACTCATCCATCGCCTATTACTTGCCTGCAGGGTTAATCACTGGCCGAGTAACTGAATTTAATTTCGGCAATAAGTTCAAGCGTGGTGGAAACATCGCTGCGCTTTATACATGGACTGTAGATGGCGGAGAAGGGGTTAACTCATATCTCGTTGCGGTCTCAACATCCGGTGATGTGATTGTCTATCAAGGCGATGACCCAGATGTTCCTGGGAATTTCAACTTACGGGGAAATTGGTTTATTGGCGAGCCCCCTGCGGGGCGTCGATTAGCAGGCTCGTTTGGTGGAGAACTTTATTTGCTCTCTATCTATGGGCTTCTACCCATGTCTCGTTTGATCTCTGGAACGTTGACACAGAAAGATGACATTTATCTGACGCGGAGAATCTCTCCGCTGATTAAGTCCACGATGCGGATCTCTCGCGGAAGTCTCGGATGGGAAGTCAAGCTTATTCCGAATGAGAATTTGCTGTTGCTCTCCACTCCAAAGCAGGTGGGCTTTGACTACATAGAATTTGTTCAGAGCATCAATTCCGAAGGATGGGCCGTCTATCGAGACATCCCTTATTTCACAGGGGATGTGTGGCGCGAAGAGTTCTATATTGGTACGGAAGACAATCGAGTCCTCATCCATACAGGCAACCTTGACAATGTCCTGCTAGCTGACCCCAACGCAGCGACTCAAATTGAATGGTCTGGATTGAGTGTATTTAGGGACTACGGTTCAGCCGGATCAAACAATCGTGCGCACTTTATTCGCCCTGTTTTCATGGCCCAACAAGCTCCAAGCTATAGTGTTGAAGCTCGATACGACTACAACATAGCTGAAGCTACGGCGGCACCCGATGCAGCATCGTCCAGCGGATCGTTATGGGACGTTGCATTATGGGACGTAGGGCTGTGGGAAGGTGAATTTCAAATTGTTGATGGTGTAAAAGGTGCAGCAGGTATAGGGCGTGCTATTGCCATTGCGATCAACGGCCGTTCTGCTAGCGAAACTACTCTGCTTAGGTTCGATCTCGCGCTAGAGAATGCGCAACTAACAATTTCATGATAAGGGCGGCTACGCATGATGAGATCAGACGAATATCGGAGCATATGGAGTACGCTGCTGGACGAGATACGCGAGGAGTGGTGCTTCTGGAAGAAGCGACCGTGGCTGCTTGTGTGCTATACGATTATTGGACTTACAATGCTGTCCAGGTGCACGTTTACGCACCATCCCTAAAGGCCCTGTTTAGCCCGCCGTTTCTCCGAGCTATTTTTTCGTACCCCTTTTTCGAGGCCAAGAGAAATATTCTGTACGCGGTGACCCCAGGCGATGCTAAGGGGTCTTTAGCCGTATCCGGATGGCTCGGGTTTAAAGAAAAATACAGAATTAAAGACGGCTGGAAGCCTGGAATCGATATGATTCTGAAGGAGCTTCGGCGCGAGCATTGCCGATTCATACCACAAGATGTAAAGTGCGCTAGCTGACGCAAACCCCGGTGGGTGGCCCATCAGTTTCACTGTGAAACTCGATAGGGCCTTATGTCGAAGAAAGCACCCGAAGCTCCTGATTACACTGGCGCCGCTGAAGCACAAGCGGCTTCTAGCCGTGAAGTCACTGAGCAACAGACTTGGGCCAATCGCCCAACTCAGGTCACTCCTTTTGGAACTCAGTCTTGGACCAGCACACCCACGTACGACCCTACTACGGGCCAGACGCTGAATCGCTGGACGCAGACAACGACTTTAGATCCCGATTCACAGGCTGCGCTCGATGCGCAGCAACAGCTACAGGCACAGCGATCTAACCTTGCTGGCAGTTTCTACGGGCGTGTTGCGGATGAAATGGGGCAGGCCCCGGATTATTCCGGATATACCGCTTTAGGTACGACTCCACAAGCGATGAGCTTCGGAGGCGGGGCGAAGTATTCTCAGGAAGCAGGGGATGCACTTTATAACCAGTTTGCTTCTCGTGCAGAACCGCAGTTTCAACGTGCGCAGGACGCTAAAAGAACACAACTTTATAACATGGGCCTCCGAGAGGGGGACGAAGCATATGACCGAGCTATGTCGGATTTGGACCAGTCACAACAGGATGCGCGATTACAGGCACAGTATCAGGCCAGCATTGGTGCAGGTCAGGAAGCTGCTCGTATGCAAGGCATGGATATCTCGGCTGGGCAGGCGACATACGGACAGCAGATGCAGTCCGCGAATTATCAGAACCAGTTACGCCAGCAGCAGATTGCCGAGGATCTGCAAAGGCGTGGGTACTCGCTTAACGAAATTAACGCGCTGTTGACTGGCCAGCAGGTGGGCATGCCTAACATGCCGAGTTTTAATCAAGCACAGCGTTCTGAAGCCACTCAGTACAATCAGGCGGCGCAGTCGCAAGGTCAGTACAACTTAGATGCGTTTAATGCGCAGAATCAAGCGATGCAAGGAATGATGTCTGGCATCGGTTCCATTGCCGGCGGCGCGATGATGTTCTCTCGATCGGAATACAAGGACTTTTACCCAACGTATAAAACGGCGGATGGGCGTCAAGTTTATCTCTATCGGTACACCTGGGACGACGAGCCATTCCCCTTCAGAACGGGAATTATGCTTGAGGAAAATCCAGATCTTCTGGCCGGCACAGAGCCAATGACTGGTAAACAGATGGCTGACTACTCGAGGGTTGAACTGTGGATGAATTAAGCATGCAGGAACTCAGCGACGAGGATCTTGCGAAACTCGTCGAGCTGGGATTGATTCCTGAGCAACAGGCTGCACTCGCTAAGCAGGCACAGCAGGCTCGTATGCTTCAGCAAACAGCTATGCCCGAAGGTCGCTCTAATGGTCGTGTGTATACAGCGGCCAATCCGCTCGAATTCATTGGCCACGGGCTCCAGCAGTATGCAGGTATTCGAAAAGAGCGGCAGGCGGAAGAAAAGATGGATGAGCTGAGGAAACAGCAGCTTCAGGCTCGACAGCTTTACGCAGGTCGAATGATGGATACACCTTACCGTCGTTCGACTCAGCCGTTTCTACAGCAGCCAACTGAAGAACAGCTGCAGGTCCCTATGCCAACAATGAGTTTTTAACGGTTTGCCTGTCCGAGGTTGAGTCCTTCTGCTCCCCGATGGGCCTTTTTATGGTGCTAAATGGCTGACAGCGATCTCTACAATGCATTGATCGGCGCTCCAGTAGATTCTGCAGAGAAGCAGAGAGTGTTGGCCGATATGCTGCGCCGAAAAGCAGGATTCGCAACGGTTGCTCAGTTGACGGGCGATCCTACGCTTGCCCCGATGGGCGAGCAGCAAGCACAACAAGCCGCCCAGCAGGCACAGCAGCTTCAGCGCGGGCAGCAAAACGCGCAGCAAATGGCTTTTGATCGGGAAAAAGAGGCCCGACAAGCTGCTGCCCAGCAGGAACAACTGGCATTAGAGCGAAGTGGGCAGGCGCTCATTAAGCGCGGGCAGGATTTGAATTTCAGCGCGGATCTAGCGCGGCTAGAAGCTGCAGCCGATAAAGCGGGAAACAAAGCATCTACTGAAGGAGAACGGAAAGATGCGAGTTTGGCTGTTCGACTTGAAGGTGCGTTACGCGAACTAGGATCTCTACCAGCAGAAGCTCAAGCGCCCTCTGTACTCGAGAAAGCTTTGAGCTTCAGCGATACAGCAGCTAACACAGTCAGATCTCCTGATAGACAACGGGCTAACGCAGCTCAATTAGACGCACTTGATGCTGCACTTACATTAGGCACAGGTGCGTCATATAACAGAGAGCAATTAGAGGGGATGCGTACTTCGTACTTTCCTCAGATCGGAGACTCAAAAGAAGCTATTAAGGCGAAAAATGATCGCTTTCAAGCCGTGGTGAACTCGGCTCGTTTGCGTGCGGGTCGTGCAGCTCCATCCATTGATCAAGCTTTGGGGCCATCGAAAAAAGTAGTGCGGACAGGAACATCGAACGGTAAGAAGGTCGTTCAGTACGACGACGGTAGCGTGGAATATGCCGATTGATCCAAACACTGTAGTCTGGGACAAACAGCCCACCATTGACCCTAATACGGTTAAATGGGACGAACCACCCAAAGAAGAGGAAAAACTTCTTGGTCCCTGGGCTAGTGCTGCTGTGCGCCCACTTGCTAAAGGTATTGCGGCCGCCCCCCTGCTCGCCATGGATGCAGGTGTTGCTGCGCGCAACCTCATCATGGGGGAAAATTACGAGCATCCGTCGCAGATGTTTAATCGTGCGCTGGACTCGTATACGACGACCCCCGAGGGGCTGGGCAAAGCTGCTGAGTTCGTTAGCTCGGGCCTCGTCGGGGCTGCTGCGCTGCCTAATCCGTCACTTTCCAGTGCTCCTACTGCGGCCGCGCCAGCAGTTGCTTCTGGAGCTACTCCGGCTGCTGCAGCTAGCGCACTGCCAAAATCGACTTTCGCCCAAACTCCTTCAGCAGCCGCTGCAGAAGCTGCTCAGCTATCAACTAAGCCAGTTGGAGCCCTTCGCCGAACGCTCGAGAAGATTGGCGGTGACCTTCCAGTCACTGGCAGCATTTTGAAGAAAGCGAGAGATGAGGCGCTTGAAGCTTGGAATGTGAAGCTGTTGCAGGAAATTGACCCCGCTATTAAGGAAGCAGGGGCTAAGGGCTTTAAACAAGCTTCTCAGTCTGCCCGAAATGCTTATGAGAGCATTTGGAAAGACACCATGGACTTTAATCGAGCCGGATTGCGTGAATCCTGGTCTGAGCTTGTGGGCGGACTTCGTGGCCAAGTCACCAAAGGACAGGCAGTAGATATTGTCGATAATCTGAAAACTCAGTTTCAGCAACTTCTTTCTGGCGCCAGAGAAGCTGGAACACACGGAAAGTCTTTGGAGGCGGTTGATGATGCGCTTCGAGATCTTGCGAAGAAAGCAGCCAAGGCGGGGGATGGCGCCGTAGCTAACGCCTACAACGCGGCCCGCTCGAGTTTTAGGCGTCAGCTTGACCCGATCGTCGACAAGGCTTTGCGGAATACGGATGAGCTATATCTGAAGCTCTCAACGCTGCGTAATGCGGCTAAGAAGAGCTTTGGAGAAACCATCACACCCGATAAGTTGATGTCAGCCAGTATGCGTAAGTCTGGGGAAGCTGCAGTCTCTGAAGGTCGTGGTGTATTTCAGCAAGAAGCGACTCGAGCAGCTGAGGAAATGGGCCTTCCCACATCTACCATTGAACGGCGGATTAAGGAAGGAGTTGGAGCCGCAATAGTAAAGGGGCCTTTACGGCTAGCTCTGGATGCGGCGATCTCTCCAGTTGCTCTGATGACCCGACTGCGATCGCCTACACCGAAGGTCCTAAACACAACGTTGTCTCAAGCGGAAACACAGTAAATGCCTCGTGATTCAAATGGTGTCTATAGCCTACCGGCCGGTAATCCGGTCGTTACTCTGACGCCGATCTCTTCAACTTGGGCTAACAGCACACTGTCAGATATTGCAACTGCGCTGACGAACAGTCTTGATCGTGCAGGCTCTGGCGGCATGACGGGGCAGCTGAAGCTAACCAACGGCCTTATTGGCGCTCCAGGATTGTCATGGACGACTGAAACAAATAGTGGGCTCTATAGAGCTGCAGCAGGTGATTTCCGCTACTCTATTGCCTCGAACGATATTCTGGCGATGACGGCTGCTCTGACTTCCAATTTCAGCAGCCAATTCGCTGTTTCAGATGGAACGCTCGCCCTTCCGGGGTACACCTTCCGTGCAGACCCCAATACAGGCATTTTCCGCAGTGGGGCGGATCAATTTGAATTGGTTGCTAACGGCGCTTCTAGTCTTTCAATTACGACTGGTGGTATCTACGGTCTTGTAGGCAGCGCGGCCGCGCCATCCTTTAGCTTTATGGGTGATGGTGATACAGGGATGTATCACGGCGGCGCCAATGAATTGGACTTCTCTGCTGGTGGGGCGGTAAAGCTCACCATTAGCACGACTGCTATTCTTTCTGGAGTGGTGCATCGCTTTCAAGATGGCTCAGCGGCTACTCCTTCGCTGACTTTTGACGCGGATCTGAATACAGGCATCTACCGCCCTGGTGCCGATCAGGTTGCCATTACTTGCAATGGCGCTGACAGCATGGTTTTCACGGCTGCTGGTGCGTTCAACATCAGTGGATCGGCGGCCAATCCCTCTTACAGCTTCTCTGGAGATGGTAATACCGGTGTCTACCGCATTGGCGCTGATAACATCGGTATTTCCACGGCTGGATCGCTTCGATTTAACATCGACTCTTCTGGGGTAGCCTTCTACACCACGGCTTCCGCTGCTCGAGAGATCGGTTTTCGAGGTGGTGAGATCCGCGCAGCATCGAGCCCTACCCTCGTACAGACGGATAACGGCCGTATTGTTCGCTGCGACTCGGGTAACGTCACGGTGCCGGCGCTGGCTGAAGGCACTATCATCACCGTAATTAACGGCACCGCCGGGAACATCACACTGACTCGATCGGGGATCACTCTCTTCACCTCTGGGACGACGACCAATTCCGATAAGACGGTCCCTGTGACAGGCGTTGTGACGATCGTTTGGTACTCCGGAACAACGAATGCGGTAGCGACTGGAGTGATGTCGTGACCTGCGGCATTTCTATGCTCATGGGGGGAGGAGGTACGCGGATTACGCTCAATGCCTCCTACTCCCCTACGAGCACGGTTCCCGGTCCTTCTAACCCTGTTTGTCAGTTTGAGCTGTCGAGCGCTGGTGACATCAACATGACGACGGTGAATAACACCGTCAATGATGTAGGGGATTGGCTTGCCCCTCGCTCAGGGATGTCTAACTATGACTGCATGCTGACGGTGAACTCCGGAACATCCCCGACCGGATCGGCTACAGCTACTTGGTTGAACCTGGGTACGACACGAAATTGGCAGTTGACGCGAACAGTACTCGGCATTACTTCGAACAACTGCACTCTTCAAATTCGAAATTCTGCTTCGGGGACTGTGCTGGGCACCGCTACGGTAATCATGACTGCTGAGCGTACCTAATGGCAGATGGTCTCGAGTATCAGAAGGTGCTCGCCAAGTTGATCTTTGGCTCCCCTGACGAAGCCGCCGTCAGTGCACTGAACAAGATCTCTGAGCCCCGTTACGAGATGGGCGGGGTGGTTTATAGGGATAAGTATGGGAACTACTCGTACTCTGATCCGCAAGGGGATGAGCGAACAGGGAAGTTTAAAGCCGAAGCCTCCATTCCAAAATCCGCAACACCCGTTGCGATTTACCACAGTCATCCTGGATACGGGAATGAGGCCGACTTAGCAGAAAATTTTTCTACTGATGATGTAAATGTAGCGAACAAGCTCAAGATGTTGAGCTATATTCGCGCCATGGATAGCGGAAACATCCGTAAGTTTGAGCCCGGCGTGACAAGCACACAGACAGCGGGCTCGGGTCTTCGCCGCTCAAAACAATCGAGCGGTGATCTTATTTATCAGAAGGTAGGTAGCAGTGATTAACCTAGATTTTAACCTCCCATTGGACGCCAAGACCAAGGCCGATATCCTTGTCTATCTCGAGCGGCGTCCTTTGGGAGAGGTGTACGCACTTTTCCAGGGCATCGTCACCCAACTAACAGCTAAGGAAGCGAATGGAAAACCAGATACCGGATATCTCCCAAATACTGCAGGGAGCGGGGACGCCAGTCTCAGCAGTGATAGTGTTCCTACTGTGGCGCCTGAACAAGGAAGTAGCTGACCTGAAGACGGAGCTTAAAACCTTCGTAGAGGTCATGTCTCGATTCGTACCAGGAGCAAAGAAAGATTGATCGCGAACGTCGATGCTAAGCAGGTAATGGAGTATGTCATCAAGCCGGCTTTGAATCGGCTTGAGCCCCATATTCCTTTTACACACTCTGCCGCTCAGCTTGTTTTGGGCACAGGGCTTAAGGAGTCTGGCGGGTTCAAATGGATTGATCAACGCGACAAGTTGAACAAGCCAGGGCCCGCCTATGGTTTCTGGCAAATGGAAGGGCCTACGTTCTCGGATCACTTTAATCGACTGACTCCCGGACTCAAGCAAGCCATCTCGGGAATGATGATGGGGATGCCTGGAGTCCGGGAGCTTCACGGGAACATGTACCTTGCAGCAGCCATGTGCCGGATTGTCTATTGGCATGCTCCGGAAATGATCCCTCTATCGGGGGATTTTGTCGGAATGTGTGCGCTTTGGAAGAAGCGTTACAACACTCCGCTTGGAGCTGGAACAGAAGAGGAAGCACTTCCATGGTTCCAATACGCCTGTACGCTTTAGGGATTGTCGGGGTTGCTGTAGTTAGTGGGCTGGTGTGGGGCGGACACAAGCTTTATGTATTTGGCTACGATGCAGCCGTCCTCGAAAATCAAAATCTGATCACAGCCCAAGAGAGGATCGCCAAAGCCGTTGAGACCAGAATCGCTAACAAAATAAACGGGATAACTATTAAGCATGTCACCATCCGTCAGAATCTTGAAAAAGAGTTTTCACACGATGTTGTGTATCGGGAGTGTGTGGCTTCTGAACGGGTGTTCGAGCTTACAAACGAAGCCATTACCGGCAGTTCCGAGCCCGTTACAGATAGCGTCGTGCCCACCGCTGAGCCCATTAATGGGCAGAACTTTTGAGGACTATATTCGGAAGGTTGAGGAGATAGCGACTCAGTATAGAATTTGCCGAGCCGCTATTGGCCTCAATGAGTTTCCAGCCACTCTTCAAAAGTAGGTGGGTTCTCTAGCCCTTCTATGGCGTCGAGATAGAGCGAATACAGCTCATCGTCAGACTTCAGACCATCACGGTCGATCACGATAACAGGCATACTAACCTCCTGGGCAAGTCGGTGTGCCCGGCGGGTTGCAAATGCGCCATGGGAGCACTGATTGCTCGTTCCAAATGCCATTCGGCATTCCCCTCGTCTCTTCAGAGACGGCTCCTAGTTCAACAACTTCATCGTCGTTCACTTCACTCTCCTTAGCTTAGGTGGCGGACACCACACTACATCGAATGTGTTTTTAGCGCGCACATCATTAACCGGATGGCAGATGTATCTCTGACCTAGCGCTTCTCGAGCAGCGACTTGACGTTCATAAAGCTCGATTTGGCGATCGGTCCAGATGATCTGATTTAGCTTCTTTTTGAAAGGCCACATAGCTGTCTCCTAAGTTAAAGCGTGGCGGATCGATCCGCCACGCTTTAAGTCGTTACATGAACTTCGCGCCGCCTCCAGTATTACCTGGAACTACCGGGCCACCCGGAGGCGTCCAAAGAGCACCAGGAATTGGTGCTTGCTGACCCTGGGCAAAGCCCGCTGGCTGGGTGGGAACAGCTTCTGTCGCAGCAGCTAATTCAGCTGTCGGAGGAATCAAAGCAACAACACCTTCACTGATGAAGAATTTTAGGAGGGTAGCCGGGCTTCCTTCTAGACTCTTCACCATGGAGGTACCTGCCCACCATCCTACGGTGCGACCCTGCGCGGTTTTCAACGTCTCGTAATACTTGCCGCGAAGGCCGCGATAAGGGTTCTCGCGGTTCGGATCGATCTGGATGATAGAAGCCTCGTCGATCTTCACATTCGGGCCACGGGGCTTTCGTTCTTTCTTCTCAGCAGTTTCTTTCCCACTGTGCTGTTCGATCTGCTCGGGAATGGGGACTGCGTTGGTCTGCGCACCATGCGGCAAGCCCTGCGGCTCAGCATCGCCAATGATCGGTTGAACTTGTGGAATAAAAGCCTGCACTTGCTGCTCAGCCGGCTCGCGTTCGACGCGAAGCCATATATCCTTGCCCGCTTTCAGGACGAAAGCTTCGCCATCAAAGTCAACCGAGAAAGCTTTGTCTCGGGGAAAGCCGGTGATTGTCGCCGGGCCGTTGAATTTCAACTCAGTCACGTTATTTGCCTCCAAGGGCGGTTAGTAATTTAGTTTGATTTGAATCTTTTTGAGTTAAAACTTTTGCGACTCTCTCGTCAAGTGTTTTCGCTGCAACCAAGTGATAAATGAATACTGAGCCGCCTTGTTGGCCCTGTCGATAAATTCGAGCATTAGCTTGAATATAAAAGTCAAGATTCCAAGTAATGCCGAACCAAATGACATGATGGCAGCTCTTTTGGAGGTTAAGACCATGACCCATGCTTGCTGGATGCCCGAGGAGTATTGGTAAATGCCCGGCATTGAAGTCATCAATGGTCCTTTCCATTTCTTTCTGAGACACTCCACTGCCGAGCACTCGTGCAGTAGGAAAACGCGATGCGATACGCCGTTTATCATGATCGAACTCGTATAGAACCAGGACCGGTTTTCCGCCCAATTCCTCAATAAGGTCTTCCAGCGCGTCCAGCTTTGCGTCGTGAAGCTCAGTAAACGGTATATCTTTTCCATCCCAATCCTCCGGTTTGTAGTACACCGCACCGTTAGCGATTTGGCGGCACTTTCCGCCCGCTACAGCGGCATTGCCCGCGACAATGGCACCTCCCTCCATTGCGCTAAAGAAACCGTCTTCGACTTCTTTGTAAACTCTCATTGCATCGGGCGGTAGATCAACACTAATGATTGTGCTTACCAGCTCAGGCATGCTGATATAGTCCTTGGCACTCATCTGCAGCACGAGTGGCTTGATGCGCTCAACGATCTTCGGGAAGGCATCATGCTTCGGAGTGTACTCGTAGCCTCCGTACCCGCCTTGGTCGAAGAATTCGCGCCGATAGTGCGTAATGTAGCGTCCGAGTGCGGCGCCCAGATCTAGAATGTATATCTGCCCAAACAGATCCATGAGCCCATTCGGCACTGGCGTCCCCGTCAAGATCCAGCGACGCGCGAACCCAGGCATGAAAGGCTTTAGTAATTTGAACCTTTGTGTCTGCGAGTTTTTGAATTTGCTGCTTTCGTCGATGCAGAGCACGTCGAATTGCGGACGAACCGTTTTTTGATCGAACAGCCATGACAATCCTTCTGGATTGATAATGTAAATATCAACGTCAGCTTTAAGTCTTTCGGCCTTTTTTGGGCCGTGCAGAATTACGAATGTTAGGTCCGTAAAGTCCTGCCACTTTGTCACTTCGTCGGGCCACACTTTGTAAGCCGGTCTCAGGGGCGCCACGATCAACATCTTCGCGGCGTACTTCTTTGTTTTCAGAATCTTGAATGCGGCCAGACAAGTTGATGTTTTTCCTAGGCCGGGATCTAGAAACAGACCCACTGACCCCTGGCTGAGCAGCATCTTTATAGCTGTTATTTGATACTCGTGCGGCTTCCATAGCAGCTTCGAGATAACGGACTGCACTTTCGACTGAATCTGACCAGCAAACTCTGATGCCGCGTTTAGAAAGCTCATTAATGCGATGTTCCTGTAACGGTTCGGGTACAAATCCCGGACGTTTAAATTCAATCAGTACACAAGTACCGTAGCCGAAATATATTCGATCGGGGTAGCCGGAAGTAGCGAATTTAACTTTTTCTACCAGCCACCCATGTTGGTGCGCCCACACTGTGACTTTTCTCTCGTACTCTTTTTCGAGAGGAGCGGTCCCCCAGTCTGCCCCACAATGGCTGCAAGTTAGTCGGCCTCTTAAGGGGAGTACGGCACCCGTATTGCAGTTTCTGCAGACATTCATCTACCTAACTCGGATCACTGTGCTGGTTCCTATGCTTTCAACTTTTGCAGTATGAGCAATACTTGATGCCTTGTGTGTTTCAACTATAAACACGACATCATGAAACGGATGCAACAAAAGCTTAAAAGCTAGCTGCCAATTTTTTAAAATTTGCATGGTCCACCATTCGCCTTAGCAAACTGACAAAAACGACACGTAAAATTGGGACTCGGAATCCAGTCATAATTTGGATCGTTTCTTGCATTGGCGAGTTTTGCGACTCTAGAATCCCACTGCGATCGGGCTGCGATCAATTGATCCCGATGGTACTCTCGGACGGTCTGTTTGCCAAGATCCAAGTAGACGTGAACCGCACGGACACTCATCACTTCGGGGTGCTCAGCCATTACTCCAATTGAATAAAGCTGCTTTTGGTCGTAATGCTCGTCGTACTCTTTGCCTGTCTTCCAGTCATAGACTGTGTATCCGGATGGCTTCTTCGCCTTGAGATCGAGCACCATCCGGAGCCATGCTGTTTTATAGTTCGGATCGGGCTCCCAAAAGGTATTAAGCGCAATTTTGTGCTCTACCTGTAGCTCATATTGCTTTATGTCCTGGAAAGCATGCCCCCACTTTCTATTCAGATCGAACGAGAGTGGGTGCCCATGAAGCAGATAATTCTCGATCTCTGCGTGAGTATCGATTCCACGTTTTACCGGTCCGCTTAAGGGGCGTGCATCCGGTATTTGATCTATATAGCGACCCTTGTAGGCAAACTTACATCGCTCGAAGAGATTCAGAGCTGACAGAGACCATTGAATATTCACTGTTTACCACACCATCTGCATTTACCGAATTCATAGTACTCAAGTGAGTGACCGAAGATGCGGCAAAAGAGGCGTATTAACTTTTTCATCTTGAACTCCTTTAATAGGTGCGGGTGGGCCGCCGCATTTTGGACAGCATATTTTTGAGCCCTCTTCAGGCATAGGCCATGCAGCAGGGAAAATCATATCTTCCCTCTTAGGTTTGTCATGGCTACATCGCCCAACTCGAAATGTGCAGATCAGCGTATCGCAGTCTCTACAGCGAACTTGAGTACCAACAGGATATTTCACACTGGCTCCAACTCTATTCTAGTTGGCTTCAATCTGAACTTCTTTTCAAAGTTAGGGCACCGTGAATTAGCGCAGTATAAAACAACAAACTTACCGCGAACGTACCAATCGCCATCGTGTACAAGAGGATGGTATATATCTTGTGGGATAGCGTTATGGCATTCCCCGCAATATATGTAAGGGGGCCAATAATATACATTCATGCCGCCTCCTTAAGATCAGCCCAATTCACACCGTAGAAACCTTCGCTTCGGAAAGGCACGTCGAACAGGTTCCGCTCCATGACGCCCTTCAAATGCTCCATATGTCGGATCCAGTCACATGTGGGAGCGCTGATATTGATCTCGTCATGCACAGTAGCGAGGAATATAGAGCCATCAAGTTTCGTCTCATCCCAAACATTGATGCAGTCTTTCGTTTGATCGGCTGCGCTACCTTGAATGAGGTAGTTCAGCAGCTTGTAGTGAAACTCTCGGCCGTCCTTCGACTTCTCACTTTGATAAATCCGACCGCCCCAGGTCCGAATCCCTGTTCCGACTTTACCCCGCAACTGCACATCTTTCATCAGTGCATCAATGCCGGGCATAGCGTTCAAATAGGTGTAGCGAAGGGCGCGAGCTTGCTCAATAGAGATATTGAGATTCGACGCAATAGCTGGCCCACCACCGCCATAGATGATCTGGAAGCCGATAATCTTCGCCCAGATGCGAGACAGCTCCAGCTGAGTCATGGCAAGAATAATCTGCTTCGCCATCTCATGCGGATCTAGATCCGGATCGCGGATATAAGCTTCTTTGAGCTGGCCATCCTCAAAGTGAGCCGCAATGCGAATTTCCTGCGAGCTAAAGTCACGTTTGAGCCATACGTGCCCAAGCTCTGCAAGCATGTACTGTCGGAGGATTGGATAGGGCAACAATCCTGCAGGAACTACCATGGGAGTTTTGTCTTTGTACTCCCACGTCGTTGGCAGATTCATCAGGTTCGGATCGTCACAACTCAGCCGACCCGTGCGCGCTCCCTTCGTACCGAACGCGCCCTTGGCTTGCCGAACCTGATTCCAATTCGGGTGTACACGCCCATCTCGAGAGCTGTGCTCGAGCCAGGGGCGCATGAATGTCTGTAGGCTGGTCTTAAGTGCCCCCCGATAGTCGATCAAATCTTTGATCTGCGGAATGACGATCTTGAGGTTCCCTTCCGCCATAGATCGTTTTTGCGACTTTGGTGTAAGAACCCATTCTTTGACGGCGCCACACCGTTCGAGGCCATCTTTAAATGCCTCTTCGTTATCTTCCAGAGTTTCCCGCGTTATCCCGAGATTAGCGCAGAGTCGGATTTCACACTCATCTAGGGCAGCCGTGTAGGCCGTTGTGTCTTTTTCGAGCTTCTCCCGATCAACGCGAACCCCACGCCGGGTTGCTTCGAGTAGGACAGGGAATAAGCGCCTTTCCCGTTCATAAGCATCCAGCATTCCCTGCTCGACAATTCGGGGATACAGCAGTGCAAACAGTCCATCTGTGCGGTCTGTATCACCTGTAGCGTACTTAGCGCAGAGATCGCCGGGAGTGCGGGAAATGTAGGCAGCCCAATTGTCTTTGGTAGCTTCGGGTACATGGGTCAGAATCCAGTTTTTAAGCTCGGTTTGCTCAGTCGGAGGGATTCCAAGCCAGCGCTCCGATGACGGCTTTAAGCTCAATGTCGAAGCGTAGGGATCGGCGAAGAAGATCAGATATAGCGTATCGTGGACGCGCTTCCATTGCCGCTCAAGGAATCTGACTTTCTTCGTAAGCTCAGGCATGGAGCCCATGACAGAAAGGTCGAACCCCGAGTTATGAAAGACAATCGGGGCTCCACTATCAATGACTTGCTCAAGAGCCTGAATGGCATTTGCTCTCGAGCAATTGTTGTTCGTCGGATGTCCGAAAGCGAAGTAAGTCGACGCATGCCCAGGCCATTTAATCGAGACACCACAGGGCTTAGGCGGATTGACCAACGGATTGCCGACGATACCATCCGTTTCAAAGTCGATCGTTGGGAAGAAGTTCATTTAGCTTCTTTCGGAAGATACTGCTCGAAAGTATCAAGCCATTCCTGAATTTCAATGACAATTTCACGTGCTTTCCTGGCATCAGATACAGTCATATTTCGCGCAAGGGTTTTTGGATCATTATTTCTACAAAATGATCTAAAATGTGATGCCCCTTTTCCAGAATCGTAGCTTGATGTAAATAGTTTATAGGCGTCACTTGATCTATTCTTAAAAGTTCCCTGACCCGTTCCCATACCAGCAGCTAAATTAATTCCAGGTGGATTAGCGGATGACACAGCTTTTTTAAATGCGTCATCTGGTATCCGAGATATAGCCATTATTTTCCCGGCTTTTGTTTGGTTAAAACCATGTTCCTTTACAAGGCTTAAAGCTCCATTTGTTCTTCCAGAAGCACCTTGTTTTCCTTTAGTACCGCTCGGGGAAACTGTTGGCCTTAATTCTTCTGCAATCTGTCCCATCCGGCGATAGGCATGCAGCTTTAACCGTTTTGCTTCGACAGCAGCTTTGTCCGACTTATAAATCTTCGCCCATGCGGCCAGTGCCTCAGCCTTGTCTGCCCAATACTTACCTTCATCAATCGTAGAGCACGCTGCTAACGCTTTGCAGGCTTCCTCGTACACAACGGGGACCGAAGCATTCCGCATACGTTGCTGTACGATGACTTTCGTCGTCTCAGGGAATTTAGAAATTTCCTTACGAATATCCGAGGGTAAATCACTCATTCCTTCTCTCCCGATTTAATGCGATCCATCTGAGTATGAAAATCCATCGCTAGCTCGTTCAGCATTATCTGAAGCTGATTAGCGCTCCAAGGAACAACACCTTCACAATCTGTGGGAAGATGCAGTTTCCATGAAAGTAGGGAGGTTATGTCATGTCGTTGTTTTTCGAAGGCATGTACTAGAGTTACTTCACTTTTTACGTACTTAAAAGTGAACATCTCTACTCTATCGACAGTGGCTTTCACCATCTGCTCAAACGCTTCCTTGTTCATTCAAACGGCCTCTTAGTAGAAAGGCGAACCGGCTGAAATGGGTGACCGAAGGTAAGCAACTGCAGCCAAATCGTTTTCGTTGTTGCAATCTCTGTTAATTCCCCCGGAGAGAGCTTAAAAGCACACGTCACTATGCCTTCAGGGCCATCATCTCGATGCACATAGATCGGTTCGTATTCGTCCTGATTGGCGGCCAAGATAGCGTTGGCCTCCGGGAACTTGATCGGAATCATAGTTCCTTCACCACCCCATAGATCGATGCCAGTGTGCTCATCACATGTCCCTTCGGCATGGAGGGCCTGATGTTCACGACCCACACTACAGTAAGAGCGCCCTGGCTGTTCACTATAAGCAGCTGTCCGAGGTACAGTTTGATTCTCGAACTGATCTTGTAGGTGTACATTGCTCCACCAGAGTTGAAGCGAACGCCGACTAACTTTTCTGTTTTCATCTTCCCATCCTATCTGGGTTTGTTTGCCAGCCGTAGTCAGAAATTATTTTCCGTTGTCTTTCAACTTCATTGTGTGCAGCGGAAAGATCTCGTCTTAGAGATTTATTTTCTCTATTGATAGTTAGAATGTTTTTCCTAAGCTCTGCATTTTCTTTGCGGAGTTCATTTAGCTCTTCTTTGTCCATTTCTTGTTCAGTCATTTTGATCTCAATATGATCGCAGTTATAGACCTGTAGAGCCACTCCCAAAGCTCATAACGGCTATTAACCTTGGCTGATGGGAGTGGATACAGGGGTCTGTTCAGTAAGGAGTGTTCAGCCAGCAGTAAATACGCTCAGCAACTGCTAGATCTGGTGGGTTGAACTCAATAGCCGTTGCAATCCACCGATAGAAGCTAGCGTCAGTATCGGCTTTCTTAGTGCGATTTGCTAGAAGGCTATAGATATCTCCCACGCCGATTTGTTTTTGCTGAGCGGCTTTCAGCCCCGTTGTTTTTTCGTTAAAACTATAATCTTTCACATATTCTTTATCCATTAGTACTTCCTTCCCTGCATGGGCTGTTGCTTTGGAGCGTTCGCACTGTCGGAGTACGGAGTCATCACGAGCCGCTCAGCCGACTGCACTAACGCATGTAGATCGGCGAGCAGATGATCTTTGACGATATCTGTCACCGCGAACCGTACCTCGAACATCGTCTTGGGGTTCGGATGAAGTGAAATTTCTGTTACTACAGCCCAAGCAGGACGGCGAAACTGAGCGGCAAGCAACGCCGTGTAGTTGGCCCAATTCTTCACTGAGGTTACTGGAACACTGCAGCTAGCAGACTCGGACTTCTTCACACTGTCAGCGGGCAGCTGTTGCCCAGGAGCAGGGACAACTGCGCTTTTTGGAATGACAATAAGACGACGGACTTCCTTACATGCTTTCCCTTTGCCACCTTTGGGGTCGCTTCCCCAAACGTTGAAGGTACAGCTTGCGCAATCGTTTGCTCGCCGTTGTTTGACCTGAGCATGGGGAGCCATGTTCTCTCCATCCAATGAGAGTGCATAACAGACGGGAGACTCAGGGCTATTCGGATCGAATTGTCGATTCTCGAGTACGTTCGCATACAGGGCGTGCTCCTTGGCACTCGCGACGATCACCGTTTCGAGTTTATTGCCTGGAATCGGCTGGCCCTGGTAAGTCATCACACCGGCTCGGAAACCCAGCCGGCCAACAGCCGGACGTTCTTGCGCTGCAGCTTTGTTAGCGTATTTCGCTAATTCCTCATCCCACTTCACAATTTGTGTGCTTTCACTCATTCGCTCTCTCGCTCTTTAGGATTTAGGGGCGCCCCGTCAGTGTACACTCCCACCTAGGATGCGCTACCCTCAGCGTAGCGACGGGGCATTGATCACTAAGATTTAAGTACTTCCTTTGCGGATGCCCTGGCGTCAATCACTGCGCCTATAGGTGAGTTACCGCGAAGGATGAACGCAAAAGTGTATGCTGCGGTCAAGGCTAGCTCAAGAACTTTTTCATCAGACAGCTTTTTAATATCGATCATGTGCGACCCACCACAGTGAAATCATCAACAGGGAAAGTGACTACGCCAGGAATGACGATGTTGTCTTCCCATCGTTCTTCGATCGCCTTCTCGCCAGCACGCTTTTGAAGTAGGTCCCACGCATCGTGCTCTTTGATATACGCGTAGAACTTGTCCCAATTATCCACCTTAGGTTTGTTCTTCCGATGGTAGTTAAGCGTAGCAATCGTACCGCCGAGAGATTTCGCTTTGCTGTCGATTGCAATCTTAAGAAGCAGTGACTTCAAAGCAGTCTCTTCTTCTTTGAGCGCAGCAGCTGCTTGATCCGCCTTTAATCGTTCGGCTTTTTTCGTGACATAGGCGTCAACGAGCTTCGCTACATCCGCTAGATCAATCACTGAATATTCCCCATATAATTAAACCAAAGATTGCCCAGAACATAAGACCTAGAACCACTGCGCCAGTCCAGGCCCACCCACGCGAGATCACTACCTTACTGGAATGATAATCGGAGCAATATGGGCGTCGTGACCGTTCAACATCGATACGCATTCGTACTCCTTGTGATCTTTCATGCACTCATCTAGCAGTCGTTGATCTTCTTTCAGTGCGAGGGGAACGCCCGTGGCAATGGCAAGTACTGAGAAGAGAATGAAGCCGCCCATAAAAGCCATAGGCCACTCACCAAACGTATCAAATGTCATTCCAAAAAGACCGACGAGAAGGGAGATAGCTGAAAGAACTATCCAAATTCCGAGCAACATTTCCATTACTTCATCCTCGATTTACACGCTGGACAGTTCACTTTCCCTTCGCTATAGATGAACTCAGATTCTTCATCTCTCGGCTGCTTGCCGCAGACCGTTGTACGTGGATGATAGGGAGTACCACTTCTATCGAGTTCCTGAGCATGCACCAATCGACCAGGAGGTTTTCGAGGGCGATCCTTCCCTGGAAGACGAACGCCGTAATATCGTCGAGTAAGCTCACTCATTGGCTAAGTGTCTTTCTTCGCGCACGCACGACGGATAAAGCACCATAATCAAACGAAGTAGTGTGAAACTCCATACCGCATTTGACGGTGCTTTCTATTTCGTCATGCGATTTTCCGGCGCGTAGCTCATAGCTAGCCCAGCATACTCCACGATCAAATTCCGCTCGTTCTCTCTTCGCTTTCCAACGTTTTAGTATATTCATGGATCGCAGTATGCTCGCACACTGAACTCAATGCAATAGGCCCTCCGAAGAGGGCCTATTGGGACTTTGGGGAATCCACTGCGAGTAGATACGAAGCTTCGGTAGGCAGCTCCTGGTTATGGGTGGAGCTGAGACTCTAGCGTATTGACTGCGGTAGCGCTAGAGTTTGTTCCCTTCACGGGGTTTCCATGTCTGACAACGTAATACCATTTCGGTCATTCCACGCACCGCGTCAACCGCCATCAGAGTTTATTGCCGCCTCACAAGGCACTGAGAACGAAGATTTTGCTTTAGAAGATCTGGCTAAGTCCGGGCTCACACCGGACAACATGATGGTCGATGCGCACCCAATGATCCGGCGCCGGGCCGATGCCCGAGCAGCCTATGTTATTCCCTACTTCGATCTAGATGGTCGGCCACTCGTTAACGAACAAAACGAGCTGGTGATGTGGCGCACCCGGATGAAGTACCACGAATTCTATAAGGGCAATCGCTATGATCAGCCAAGCGGCGAGCAATTAGCGAAGCATGGCCTGCCGCCCTACATGCCTTACATTCATCCTGTTACACACAAACTAGGAGGGGACACCATTGTCTGTGCCGAAGGAGAAAAGAAAGCTGCAGCTATTATCAAGTTCCTGGGGTTGCCGACTTTCGGAATTGGTGGATGTCAAATGTGGCGTGATCCCACAGGGACTGGAAGTATACATCCCTGGATTAGAGCGCTTTTCAGTCGAAAACAATGCCGGAACCTTATCATCGTACCCGATGGTGATATTTTTAGATACGACATTTGCAATGCATACGGCACCTTCGCTCGAGCAGCAGAAGCAGAAGGGTACAACGTCACCATCATTAATCCGGGAGATAAAATTGATGATGCCATCGTTAGATGGGGAGACGATGCCATTGCCCGTTTCGCTGCGCTTCCTCAAATACCGATTGGCGATCTCGTTCAATCTCCCGCCTCCCTGGTCAGAAAGTACCAACTTGCTTTTAAAACTGACGCGAAAGACCGCGTTGTTGTACATCAGCACTCTTCAAATATTATGAAGTTGATGGAGGAGCATCCGGCTTTTCCAAAGATCTGGCGCAACCACGACACGAATCGAGTGATGATCGGCGAGCAAGTCGCAACGCCCGACGCGACTGAGATGGATATCGCCAACTACTTTCAGCACAACCTGGGGTTCGAGAAGGTTCATCACAGTCTCATTTTTTCTTGCATACAAGCATTGAGCAAGAAGAATGCCAAGTCACCTTTCCTTGAGTGGGTTCGCTCCCTCACTTGGGACGGCAAACCTCGACTTGACACATGGATGATCCGTCTATGGAACGTGGAGGACAATGCTTACAATCGAGAGATTGCTTCTAAATGGTTGATTTCGGCTTGTGCCCGACAAGATAAGCCTGGGACCAAGATTGACTGGATTATGATCGTCACAGGCCCGCAGGGCGTGGGCAAGACATCAATGCCGGGCATTCTGTTCCAAGGCAACGATCTTGTGCTCTACGGGGAGCAGAACGACAAAGACTTCCACATGCTGTTACATTCCTCTCTCGTTGTTACATTCGACGAGCTGGACAGTTTCGGGAAGCGTGAGTCCTCAACGCTCAAGGCTATGATCACCAGGGCTACGGATCAATTCCGACCGCCCTACGGAGCATCCATTGAGATATTTCCACGTCGCTTTACTTTATATGGGTGTGGTAATCGAGCGGAGTTTCTGCACAATGATCCGAGCGGTTATCGTCGTTATCCGGTGGTGGAAGTCAAGGAGCTTCTGAATTTTGCCGGGCTTGAAGCTGAGCGAGAGCAGCTTTGGGCGGAAGCCTGGGCTCGCTACCGTGGTGAGAAATGTAAGTTTTGGGAGGTTGAAGGTGCATCTAAGAATTCAGAAAAATACGCGATTGGAGACCCCCTTACTGACCAGATTATTAACTGGATCGCCGTTCAGTGCTTCAACAAGACTGGCACGAGCATCAAGGATGGGAGGTTATACTTTAACATCACTCAGTTACTCACCGGGCTCAACCGAGAACACGACCTGCGGAACACCTCAATCGTCCGTGATGTGGGTAACTACCTTTGCGTACGAGGTATTCAAAAAGGCACCGGGAAGGCCCCAGTGCCCGGTATGCTTGGAAGATATTACGTCGTTGATATCAAGGAATTTTCGGAAAGTAACTAAGAAGTTGTTGAGCCCTAAATCTATTTTCAAAGAATGATGTCACTTGTTTTGCACATTGCGGACAGTCAGGACTGTGCATTCGAGTGTCCGTATAAGCTCGATACATCGCCCACCACGCCCATTGGTTCATTTATAAATCCTTTCAGCTAATAATTGAAAAGATAGACTGCCGTCCCCGCATGACATTTTACAAAATCGACACGCAGGGGAATGGCAGCCTATGTGTAATCGATCATTGACGAATCGATAGCGCACCCACCATGCCCACTGGTTCATTTTTGCCTCGATTGTTCAAATTGAGTAGATAGGAAACCCATGAATTCACAGTACTCATCTGCGGCCTCCCAGGTTCTAAAGGTCGTAATAATTGCTTTTTGATTGTCTGTTGAATATGCAACGACATTGCAATGAGGTGGACTTGTACTCGTCCATTCTACGCCGAACGTAATCATACCTGCTCCATAATTATTTCATCGCCGAATTGCTGGATCTCATGACCGCGTTGACGCATCACATCGGCAAACTCTTCGAGCACAAATTCGTAGTATTCTCCAGCCATCTGAGACTGAACGATGTAGCACAACGCAGTCATAAGATCCTCGTGAGGCACGTTAGCAGCTGCAACTAAAGTACTGTGGCTTGTCCTCCCCCGGAGGAACTGGCTTGCCTGTCACGATGCTCCAATTTGCCCAAAAGAGATCGTTTAATGGACTGTCAGGCTCATAGCCATGTTCAGCAGAGACGTAATAATTCTTGCCTTCTATCGCATCGTCCAAGCGCTGCATGAATTCGTCGTATTCAAGACCGGCATCTGCCGCCACCTCTTCAAGGTGCTCGCGGGCAGCAGCAATTCTCAGCTCTGAATGCACCGGCTTTGAATCACCATCATCGGGAATATCGGGATGCGTCCAAACATGGCGCAGAGAAGTGATCTTACGCGGATAGATTACGAGCCAGAACCGTTGGCCTTTCTGAACCAACTCGTCTCCTTTAAGGAAGGGGTCGACGATACCTATATACTTCGGATCAGGACCATAGTGATACGCAATGCCGTTTTTAGTGAGAAATACATCCGCTCCTACTGCCAGATCATGGCCAGCGATGGCGGGGATCACCGCAAGATGGATCGCATCACGCTTCTCATTGGGCCCGATGATTGTTCCCAATGTCTCAAGCGCATCGGTGGAAACTGTTCGTTTATCAGCACTCATTTTGTATTCTCTCTAATGAATTTGTTTAACTTCTCAAGGGCTTCGTCGTACGCTTTTTCAGCTACAGCTACAGCAGATCCATGCCCCTGATCTTTCTCCCATCCCCATGTCTGGGCGGCTTTGTCGAAGTCATCGACAAGTTTCCATCCCTCTTCAATTCTATTTTGTTGATTAGTCATCGTGTCCTCCTGCAAAGTGGGCACGACCGCCCAGAGTAGTAACACTTACATTTCTTACATTTGCGCACGTTCTCTCCTCCCACATGGGGCGTAATAACCCGCCCCACCGTTTTGTACAGGGTTATTCCCATACTGCCGACAGCTCTCACCAGCCGTACTTACCCGCACAGACTGGACCAATTCCTCGCGCCACGCTCTCCTCATCCTCAAGCGTGCGGCCGCAGATCCCGCAACGACCGACGAGGCGGCCGTAAGCAGCGGATGCTGCAGCGGGGTTCTTCACAATCGAGATCACGGCATCGTCGATCCGCCCGACGTATCCATACGCTCCAGGCTTCTGCATGCCGTAGCGTTGGCGCTGGCCGTATTCCGCACCATCAGAGACGAAGATGTACCCTTCCCACTTGCCGGTGCCTCGTTGGATTTTCACCTTTAAGCGTGTCTCGCCATTTGGCACGGCGTACATGCCGTCCGGGACACCTCGGAGGTCCGCAACGGTGGTGGGGGCATACTGCTCATACCCACGCTTCGAATCCTCAGCATCCGCACGCTTAGCAGCCTGTGCTCGCTGATCCTCGATCCGCATGCACTTTTGCACCGCGCGCAACTGCCCCTCAGTGAGCAGGCCCCAACGCTCAAGCACCTCCTGCATCTTCACCGCAAAGTCGAAGGTAGAAGTCATGATCCACGCATGCTCGGAGGGGTGAGTTTCCGAGAAACTCAGCTTCTGAGCCTGCTCTGTACGTCGCACAGGCTTGGCATATTGATAGAGTGACTCAAAGCTGTAGCTAGTCATGTTAAAGCCCCTGGCAATGATAAGCGATTAGAGTCTTGGTCTCGCCAACTGCTCGAGCAACTTGATATGTCTTCAGCTCAAGTTCGCTCGCAGCAAGTCGACAGGAATCAAGAATTCCGTATCCTAGCCCACGGAATTTGTCATAAATATTTGTAATCGCATCCCCCATCAAAGAGAGATTTAAATCTTCTTGAGCATTCATACTGCGCTCTCCGTTTAGGTTGAGCGCAGTATGATCGCAGTTTAGACCTTCGTCAACTAATTTTTTCAGCTTCGTTGAACTCCGGAGCGATGCCTGAATCGCTATGTATTGTCACGTTGGAGTTGTTTGTTCCCACCAGGGCGCCACCGACACGGCCGTTACCGGCGTAGTCTTGTAGCCCATCAAAATCCTCATTCGCAATCTCTATCGCCGCCTCCTCGTCGTCAGCTTCGACGATCATTGAGACGAGAATCTCGATGGTTCCATAGACTTTATATCTGCTCATCCTTCCCCCATTACTTTAAGGATCAATTGTCCACGACTGCGCACTTCGTACACTCTATAGATCGCCGTGGCATGCGCTTTGACCGTCTTCTCTGACAGTCCCAGGGCGTCCCCAATCTCCTTGTTCATCATACCTTTGACGATGAGGTTCCTCACCTCCGTCTGCTGATGGGTGAGCCGGGGAGCGGCCTCAGGACGGAGCTTGAAGATATACAACCCTGTGTTGATGGTGTCATCCGTCTTAAACGCATCCGTGAGCTTCGTCTTCAGCTCCTCAAATGTGGGGTGGCTCACCTCGATCACTTGCGCTTCAAATACCTGCATACGGCCTCCGAATTGTTGATGTCGATTGTCTGTTCGAGTGGATCGTTTTCGCTCGCACTCCACACAACGACATCCCTCAACCGGGGTGTCTGGGGGCGGCGCTGAAATGGACACTGTTTCTCCTCCTGCCATTCGAAATAGGTTGTCATGGCTTCTCCGTGGCTATGATCCAGAGCTTTATAAAGAACGTCGCGAAGCACCATAGAGCAATCCAGGGATGCTCAATAGCGTAGAAATGAAACGCGCCTAGGAGATATAGGTGCATCTCAATGCTTCTTGTGTTTTTCATTTTATCCTCTCCGCAAATCGCTCAGCCTGAGCCAGCTCCGCATTCACATGACGAAGAAATAGCGCGGCCGCCCAATCCAGATGATCCGGGTCAAGCAAGGAGAATTTCCTCTTCGCTTGGCGCAGGTCGTGAATCGCTTCCTCTAGCTCGACTCTCTCTAAGTCCGTCATAAATGACCCCTTGTAATTCCGTTGCGCGGCGTGCTTCTTCGTCAATCGCCGCTTGGAGTGCTTTCTGCGCCTTGATTCGATCCTGTCTCGCGTATTGGTAGAGCGTCTGCGCTCGTTTTAGAATAATAGGATCCATAGTCTCTATTCAGTTCTCTAAGAAGTTTCACTTTGCTGTATGTCGCGCCCAGAACTCTAATCCAGGCACTGTTTGTATACGCTATGTGGAGTAAATCGTCTGGATCAACCTCACATAAAAGAATGAATTGTATGCTCATGCCGTCGGCGTATCTGCGCGCATCCTTTAACTCGAAGAACGTGTAAACACCATGCGCCGTCTCGTTTTCATTTCGTGTTGGGCCAGGGCTCATAAACATCGTATCGCCCAAGCTATAGATGCGGTTGTTAATTCTAAGAGGGGGGGTATACCCGGCTTTTATCCCACTTCGCGCCCAGCTCATGCACTTATAGACGCGCCGACGATTTTTCAACTCGTCGTATTGTGCCAAGAATAGTTCAGATCGCTCGAGGATCTCCATGC